CGTTCTTCATGATCCACAGCCGGCGGTGTTCGCCGTCATGCAAACAGCAGATCATGGCAGAGTTCGTGCCGTGGGTAACAGAGTGGACGGCGCTTGTCGGGAAAACTGATCCGGAAACGCTGCGGAAAATCCGGGAGATCAGCCGGATGGAGTTGTCTGATCCGGATGAAGCGATCAATGACGAGCCGGGAAACGTCCTGGCATGGATGAACTGGGAAATCTGTTCGTTTTTCAGTAAGAGGATGGGCCATGAGTGAGATAAAAAAAGTTATCCACATTGATGAAAACATGCCGCACAAGGTCAGCGAGGTGATCTGCGTGCGGTGCTGCCGGCGGTGGATTGACGTTCGGCCGGAGGGGCTGCTGCTGAAAGACATGGAGTGCCCGGGATGCGGGAAAACAGGCGGCGTGATCGAAACGGGAGAGGAAATCGATGACACGGACTGAGGCGGTGCGGTTTCTGACCAGGCACCCGGAAAGATTCGGGCAGATGGTCGGGTTCACGAAACTGACCGATCTGCACGGGAAATGGATGCGGAGGATGCTGGACATCGAAGGGCCGGATATGACCCTCCAGGGCCACCGTGGAAGCTACAAGACCACGTGCCTGTCAATCGTGCTGGCGCTGATCCTGGTGCTGCTGCCGAATAAGCGGACGCTGTTTGCACGAAAGACGGACGATGACGTCAAGGAGATCATTGAACAGGTCAGGAAGATCATGGCCAGTCCGAAGGTGGCGTACTTTGTCCAGGTGATTTACGGCGTGAGCCTGAAGCTGACCACGGACAACGCGATGGAGATCAGCACGAACCTGACCACGGACGCCAGGGGCGCCAGCCAGCTTGTCGGCATGGGCATCGGCGGGTCGATCACCGGCCGGCACTTCGACTTCATCTTCACGGACGACATCGTGAACCTGAAGGACCGGAAGAGCAAGGCGGAGCGCGAGCGGACGAAGAGCATCTACCAGGAACTGATCAACATCCGCAACCCGGGCGGGCGGATCATCAATACCGGGACGCCCTGGCACAAGGAGGACGCGTTCGAGATCATGCCGGAGGCCGAAAGGTACGACTGCTATTCGACCGGCCTGCTGAGCAAGGAGGAGATCGAGGATCTGCGGAGATCCATGGCGCCTTCCCTCTTCGCGGCGAACTACGAGCTGGTGCACATCGCGGCGGAGGAGGCGCTGTTCAAAGATCCGCCGCGGTTCATCACGCAAACGCAGGCGGAGGAGATCCTTGGCAAGGACGCGAAACCGGAGGATCTGCTGCGGGACGGGATCGCGCACATCGACGCGGCCTACGGCGGCGAGGACTACACGGCGTTCACCTGCGGAAAGCGGATGGGCGACCGGATGTTTATGTACGGCAGGATGTGGCCGAAGCACGTGGACACGGTGCTGGATTTCTGTGTGAGCGAGACGGAGCGCCTGATGTGCGGGCCGGTATGGTGCGAGAAGAACGCGGACAAGGGCTACCTGGCGCGGGAGATCGTGAGCCGTGGACTTCCGGCGATGCCGTACACGGAGAAGGAGAACAAGTATGTGAAGATCTCCACCTTCCTGCGGAAATGGTGGACGAACATCGAGTGGCTTGAGGGCACGGACACAGCGTATATCAACCAGATTCTGAGCTACACGGAGGACGCGGAGCACGACGACGCGCCAGACTCGGCGGCCTGCGTGTGCAGAATATACGACCGGCGCGGAGGAGAGGAATACAAGTCACCGTTTTCACGGTGAGAAAGGAGCCGGAAATGCCGGACGAGGACGATCTGGAAAGGCGGTTGTGGCGGACGATGCCGTGGGACGCGGCGGTGATGGTGCCATCGGAAGAGCAGGACGAAAAGGACGAGGAAGGTGAGGAACATTGATCACATACCAGGACTATGAGCGGGCGACCAACAAGACAGAGTGGATTCAGCAGACGCTGGGCAGCTACCGGAACAGCGACGAGTACAAAAAAGCCGTGGACGAGCAGGAGTACATGGCGGGCAGGAACACAGCGATCAAGCAGACGGTGCGGGTGATCTACAACATGGCCGGGCTGCCGGAGCCGGACTTCACGGCCAGCAACATGAAGATCATGGACAACACGATTCACCGGCTGGTGACGGACCGGTGCAGCTATTCCCTGGGGAACGGGATCTCCTTTCCAGGGCGGCACAAGGAGATCAGGGACGGAAAGACGGTGTTTGTCGATCCGCTGAAGGATCTGCTGGGCGACCGGTTCGACCGGGCATTGAAGCGGACGGGATACTGGGCGCTGTCAAACGGCGAGGCGTATTTATACGTGCACATGGGGACGAAAAAGCCGGAATGGCAATACACGCTGTTCAAAAAAACGGAGTTTTTGGCGCTGTACGACGAGGAAACCGGGGCGCTGCGTGGCGGTATCCGGTTCTGGTCCATCGACTGGGGAAAACGGCCGATCACGGCGGTGTTGTACCTGGAAGACGGGTACATCAAGTACAAGACCCGGAAGGATGAGTACAGCCTGTCTTCCCTGGAACAGGCCGAGGATCAGAAACCGTACATCGAAACGGTGCAGACCAGCGAGGCATTCGGCGAGGAAGTGGTCGGATCTGAGAAGCTGACCCGGCTGCCGATCTTCCCGATGTATTCCGGGGAGAACCGGAACAGCGCGCTGGACCGGCTGAAGGACGTGATCGACGCCACGGATATGGTTCTGAGCGGGTTCGTGAACGACGTCAAGGACATGCCGCAGGTGTATTGGCTGATTTCCGGGGCCATGGGCATGAAGGAAGCGGACAAGCGGCAGCTGCTGGACCGGCTGATCCTGCAACACATGGCGGTGATCGACGGCGAGAACTGCAGCATCCAGGGCTACACGCAGGAGATTCCGTATGAGGCGCGGGAGCGGTGCCTGAATAACCTCAGGAACAAGATGTATGAGAAATACGGCGGGTTCGACGTGCACACGGTGGAGGCCGGGGCGACGAACGACCACATCGACGCAGGATACTGGCCGATGGACGAGGAAGCGGACGATTTCGAGTACGAGGTGATCGACTTTGTGCAGTCCATCCTGGAAATGATGGGCGAAACGGAGAACACGACGCCGCTGTTCAAACGGAACCGGGTCAGCAACCAGAAGGAGCAGACGGACATGGTGATCGCAGCCGCGCCGTATCTGGACGAACAGACGATCCTGGAGAAGATCCCGTGGATCAGCGTGGACGAGGTGGACGACATCCTGGCGCGGATGGACGGAGAGACGTTCAGCCGGTTCAGTGACGCAAACAACCCGGAGGAAGAAGAGGAGGAAAAGGACACCGAGGACGGTGAGGTCTGATGACGCAGGCTGAGTATATCGCCGCAAAAAAGGCGAAATACCAGGAGTATAAAGCCGGGCTGATTACAAATTATGCCTACATCCAGTGGAAAAAGAAGAATGATCCGTCGCTCCAGGGGATGACCCAGGCGGAATACATGCAGATCTGGCAGGGTCTGAAGAAGAAGCAGCAGGCCGGGCTGATCACGCAGAGCGAGTATTTCGCACTTGCGGATAAGCTGGACGATCTGTACCAGAAAAAGACGCCGTTTGACCAGGCGCAGAAGCAGATCGGCACTGATCCGGGCACAACGGCGACGGACGAGGCGGTCATCAAGCTGGAAAAGGAGTTCCGGAAGATCTACGGCGCCGCCGGGAAGGAAATCAAAAAAGAACTGGACGATTTCCTGAAGAAGTACGGCCCGGAGATGAAGGAACTGGAGATGAAGTTCATCGACGGGACGATCGACGAGGCCGAGCTGAAGCACCTGAAGATGCTGACGCTGCAGAAAGGCATCCTGAACCAGAAAGCGGACCAGATTGCCGGGGTGATGAAGAACGCGAACCAGAAGGCGCTGGCGATGGTGAACGGAGAGCAGCTGAACGTTTTCGCGCAGAACGCGAACTGGCAGAGCTACCAGCTGACGCAGGACACGAAGCTGAACCTTTCCTTCTCCGTGTACGACGAGCACACCGTGCAGAAGCTGATCAAGGATAAGCCGGAACTGCTGCCGCGGAAGGAAGTCAACGGAAAGAAGGACAAGGCGTGGAACCGGAAGATCATCGCCGGGGCGATAGCGCAGGGAGTGATCCAGGGGGACAGCATTCCGAAGCTGGCGCGGCGGATCGCCATGCAAACAGGCGAAACGAACATGAAGGCAATGACCAGGTACGCCAGGACGGCCATGACAGGCGCGCAGAACAGCGGACGGATGGAGATGCTGCACAAGGCGCAGGGCATGGGGATCAAGGTCAAAAAGACCTGGCTGGCGACGCTGGACAGCCGGACGCGGGACAGCCATCAGCACCTGGATGGAAAGACCATCGGCGTGGACGATAAGTTCGACAACGGCCTGATGTATCCCGGAGATCCGGGCGGCGCGCCGGCGGAGGTCTATAACTGCCGGTGCACGCTGATCTACGACTACGAGGGTTTTCCGAACGATCCGACCGCGGATCAGCGGTACGACCAGGAAAGCGGTCAGCTGATACAGGACATGAGCTACGACGAGTGGAAGGCCGCGAAGGAAGGAAGCCAGCTGAACGCGCTGAACGCGGCGAAGTACCAGCTGGCGGAGGCGCAGAAAGCGGTCATTCAGGCCGGCGTGAAGGAAGACAAGGTATACGAGGGCCTGTGGAAAGATCCGGTCACGCTGGCGGATTATCCGGCGAAAAAGGCCGGGATTCCGGCGAAGCTGGACTACTACGATACGGAGATCGAAAAGTATAAACAGGCGCAGGCGGCGGGATCTTCCTGGGCGACGGACGAGAAGATCAAGGAGCTGGAGAAGAAGCGAAAACTGCTGAAGGAGTTCGACAAGCGCGGAGCGCTGATCGAGAAGCGGGACAAGGCGCTGCAGGCGGTGCAGGACATCTACACGAACGTCGGCTACGGCAAGGCGGCTTCGGCTCCGGCGGTCGCGAAAAAGGCCGCGAAAAAGGCCAAGAAGGCGGCTGCGGGTTCCGGTGGAACGAGTGCCGGCACCGGATCGGCAGGGGCGCCCACGGCCAGCCTGGCGGCCGCAGGAGCGAAGAAAACGCCGTTCGGGCCGGAAGCGTACACGCAGGACCGGAAGGACGCGGCGCTATGGGCGAAAACGCCGGAGGAAGCGGACAGGCTTCTTCGCGCAAAGTCCGGCGAAGTGTGGAACAAGTCTACGTATGATGAGAAATACGCGATCTACGATTATACCGGAAGTTATCACAAGTTCAACGAGCCGCTGCGCGGGATTGAGTACGGTACCAGCCGGTATCTGGGCGTCGGAAATACGGATCTGAACGCCGGTTATGCAAACAACGGGAAAGAGCTGAACGCGATGACGGATATCATCGCGAAGAGTACGTACAAAGAGGATGTCTGGCTGCAGCGCGGGTGCCGGTACGACAATATGGACAAGTTCTTCAATATTCCGATGAATTTGCTGACGAACGGAAGCCAGGCGGAACTGGAACAGGCGCTGCTTGGTACAACGCCGATTGAGTACGGATTCATGAGCTGCGGCAGCAATAAGGGGTCTGGCCTGAATGTAAACCAGTCCGGCGGCATCCTCCTGAACATATACGCGCCGAGCGGAACGCAGATGATGTATGTGGAACCCTTCAGCCAGTACGGCGGCCAGAGTAAGGGAATGAACTGGGACGGAAAGTCCGGGCAAACCCGATTCGGACAGGAGGTTGAAACACTGGTGAACCAGGGGACGCAGTTCCGGGTGCTGAAAGTGGAGCGGAAAGGCCGAACCGGAAAGATCTATGTGGACATGGAGATTATCAACCAGGATCATCAGCAGCGGTGGAAGCCAAAGAAGTAATGTGATACAATCAACCGGGAGGGCAAAGCAATGGCAAAGATAAAGACAGTGACAGAACGACATCTGAACGAGGTGCTGAGCGATAATACGCATCAGGATTTCTGTCAGCAGTGCAAGGAATGCGCCATGTGGGGGATCGGAAACGATCCGTACCAGAACCGGTACGACAAAGGCAACTGTTCTATGTATCCGAACCCGGACCATAAACCGGGGTATGTGATCAACAACCAGGGGCCGTGCCCGTTCCGGGTGCCGAAGGGGTGAGAGTATGTACGTTACGTTTACCAGCCACAAGGCGGAGGTGCTGAGCGCGCTGGACAAGGCGAAGGCGACCGCGCTGGAGATCATCGGCGGGAAGGCTGAAAGCTACGCGAAGAAGCTGTGTCCGGTGGATACCGGCAATCTGCGGAACTCGATCACCCATGAGCGGTATGACGAGAACACCGAGGTGGTCGGAACGAACGTGGAGTACGCGCCGTACGTTTGCCTGGGCACCCATAAAATGGCGCCGCGGCCCTTCCTTCGTCCCGCTGCAGAGAACCACAGTGACGAATACAGGGCAATCATCGAAAAATGCATGAAAAATGCCTGAATGTTGCTTGATTTCTCCGAACATGGTACAATACTGTTCGGAGGTGGGAACATGAAAAAGGTGAAGAACGACCTGACTGGAAAAAGGTTCGGGCGGCTGACGGTGATCGGTATCGACGACCGAGGAGACCGGAAAACGTACTACAACTGCCAATGCGACTGCGGAAATGTGAAGTCTGTCCGGTCTGACAGCCTAATCGCCGGAGCGATCCGGTCCTGCGGGTGCATGAAGAAGGAACAGGACCTGGAAAACCTGACGGCGAACCATTCGCACAAGATGTCCGGGACGAGGATCTATGGCATCTGGCAGGGGATCAAAAAGCGCTGCTATAACCCGCACGAAGCGCGGTATGACCGGTACGGCGGGCGCGGAATCAAGATGTGCGATGAATGGCGAGAAAGTTTCCAGTCCTTTTATAACTGGGCCACGGAAAACGGGTACGAGGAGACGCTGTCTATCGACCGGATCGACAACAACGGAGACTACTGCCCGGAAAACTGCCGCTGGTCAGACACCCAGGAACAGGCGCGGAACCGGAGCAGCAATATCCGGATCACGATCGGGAACGCCACGAAAACCCTGACGGAGTGGTGTGAAATCTTCGAGGTGGACAGCAAACTGGTGTTTGCTCGGTACAAGAGAGACGGGTTTATCGGAATCGACGAGCTGTTCAACTGACCGTCATGCAAACAGGCACCGGAAGAATCCGGTGCTTTTTTGTTTGCATGAATGGTACATTGTACGAATTTTGGACGAGCGTACTGTTACATAGTAACAGCACGCTGTGCATCTCTATGATGAAAATTTGACAAAAACAGGGATGATTTTCCGAAAATTTGACACTTTTTTCCTTTCTGAGGTCTTGCTTTTTTCTCAAAATGATGGGTGAAGATCGGAAACCGCGCCGAGGAAGTGTGCGCGGCGGATCAAAAAAACTCCGTAGGGCCGAGGAAATGGCCCCGAAGAAATGGGAGGATAAACGGCATGAGTTTTACACGAAGTGACCTGAGGGAAGCCCTTGGAGAGGCATATACCGACGATATCGCAGGAAAGCTCGTCGCTCTGCACCGGTCTGTTGTAGACCCGCTCAAGGACGATCTGGACAGCGCAAAACGGGATGTGACCAAGTACAAGGCCGAGGCTGAAAAACTTCCTGGCGTCCAGAAAGAGCTGGACGACTTCAAGAAGGAGGACTGGAAGGCCAAGTACGACAATGAGAAAAAGGCTCACGACGACTACAAGGCCCAGGTCGCCCGGGATGCCGAAACCGCCAAGGTAAAGGCGGCATTCAAAAAGCTGCTGACCGAAGAAAAGATCAGCGAGAAGACCCTCGACTCGATCCTGAACGCCACGGACTACAGCGGGATGAAGCTGAAGGAAGACGGCACGCTGGACAAGATCGAGGATCTGAAGAAGGACATCGACTCCAAGTGGGGCGGGTTCAAGGTGCAGGAACGCAAGCGCGGCGAGGACGTGAACAATCCGCCGCCCGGCGGTTCCGGAGGAAGCGACAGCAGCATCCGGGAGATGACCGCGAAGTGGCACGCGCAGCGGTTCGGCGAAGCGCCCCAGAACAAGTAAACGAAAGGAGATCCAGCCATGAGTTTTAACCAGAACACCAATGGCCGCGGCTACGCTCCCGGGTATTTCCTGGCCAGCGCCGACTGCGACCGCGAAACCTGCCAGGTGGACAACACCCATTCCCAGGTTGTGACCCTGGCGAACGGCTGCAAAATCGTCCCTGCCGGCGCTGTCGTGCCGAGCAATGACGGTAATGCCAAGGGCATCCTGTTCGAGGACGTGGAAGTCACCACCGGCCCGATGCCCGGCTCCCTGGTAACCCGGGGCGTCGTCTACGAAGACAAGCTGCCCGCCGCGATCGAGAGCGCCGCTGAGGCGGTTCTGACCGGTATCCGGGTGATCACCACCTCCCCTGCCGTCGTACGGCCCTCCAGCTTCAGCAAGGACACCCTGACGGAGCTGACCGTCACTTCCACCGCCGGCAGCGGCAGCGGAAAGACGGATGTCTCCTACTCCGGATATACTCCGGCGGCCGGCGAGCGCCCGGTGTACAAGATCGGCGCTTCTGTGGCTCCCACTGCCGCGCTGGGTGAGATCCTGTCTGTCGGTTCCGGCTCCGGCCAGTGGACTGCGGGTACGTTCCCGCTGGATGAGCTGGCCGCCACGAGCGGAAACAAGATCACGGTCGCCGTGGTTGATTCCACGAACGCGGTGATCGCCGCCGGCAGCACGACCATTGCCGCGAATGACTGAGGAAGGAGGAACGAAGAATGAGCCGTTTTGAAGAGAATGTATTCGGCCTGGTCTCCAAGAAAGACCTGCTGCAGATCGGTTACGACGTCACCCGGCCGAATGATCCTGTGGATCAGCTGATCGGCGATGACAAGACCGACAACCTGATCGCCGAATGGGAATCCATCGCCGCTGAGTACGGCATCCCGGTCATGGCGCAGTTCCATGCCTTTGACGTGGAAGCCCAGAAGACCATCCGCATCCCGATCGACGTGCACAACATCGAGAAGGGCCTGATCAAGGTCAAGATCGACCAGAGCGAGCGCCTGCGCGCGCTGATCGGCCGCGGCGTAACCGGAGAGGACGCCCTGTACAACAAGGTGCTGAACGACGGTTACAACCTTGCGGAGGAGGTATTCACCCGCTCCAAGGTCGCGAAGAACGAACTGCTGGCCACCGGCAAGATCACGATTCGCGAAAACAATCTGAACCTGACCGTGGATTACGGCGTACCGGAAGGCAACGTGGAAAAGGTGCTGGACTTCGGTGCCGGCGCTGCGACTCCCCTGGACGAGCAGCTGCTGGAGCTGATCAGCGCGGCCCGGACCGCGGGTGCACCGATCACCGGTATTTACACCAGCCAGGCGATGATCAACAAGCTGCGCAAGAACGCCGCCCTGCAGAAGGCGGTCAACGGCAGCAACATGGTCGGCCAGCTGATCCGCCGCGCGGATCTGGAAGCCTACCTGAACGAGGAGCTTGGCATTGCCCGCGTTCTGGTCAACGACCTGATCTACTCCCTGCCGCTCACCATGGGCGAGAACGGACGTCCGGTGGTCAACCAGCAGCGTTACTACCCGGAGAACAAGATCACCTTCTTCTCCGCGAACAACAAGCTGGGCGTCGGCCTGTGGGGCGATCCGCCCGAGGTTTCCGCGGCGAAGTTCATGGAAGTCAGCCAGAGCCAGGTCAGCCCCTTCGTCTATGTAAGCCAGTACGCCGAGAACGACCCGGCGGTCACCTGGACCAAGGCGAGCGGCCTGTTCATGCCGGTGCTTTACAACCCGAACAGCCTGTATATCGCAGCCGCCACTGAAACGCCTCTGAACGCCTGATGAAATACATCAGCGCGTACACCTGGCGCGATAACACGGACGGACATCTCTACCGCGAAGGGGAGCCTTTCCCCTTCGACGGCAGAGAGATCTCCGCGGAGAGACTGGAAGCGCTCGAAAGCGGCCGGAATCGGGCGGGATTGCGGCTGATTCGCGCGGAGAAAACCCAGGATGAACCTGCGGAAGCCCGGAAGGAAGAAGCGCCGAAAAAGGCCGAAAACAAGCCGAAAGCGGCAACCGCGAAAAAGCGGACAACGAAGAAATAACCGAGGGGGGATCGGAATGCTTCAGGAAATCATGGAGTACATCTGCAACTATTTCGTGCCGATCTGCGCGAAAGAGGTGACGTACACCATTTCCGGCGGCAGGATCTCCCCTGATTTCGGAGCCGAGGACGGCGACCGGTTCCTGATCTGCGGAAGCAGGCGGAACGACGGCGTCTACACCTGGCACGCGGACGTCATCGGGACCGACGACGACGAACGCATCCCGCCGGTGACGCCCGGCGGAGAGGAAACAATCAAGGCGGCGGGGCTCCGTGACGAAACGTTTGCCGGAACGATACGCGTCTGCAGCGTCCCTCCTGCGCTGCTTGCGCTGTCCGGAGAGATCAGCCAGTGGGTGGAAACCAATTCGGCGCAGCTAAACAGCCCGATGCAAAGCGAGACTTTCAACGGCTACAGCTACACGATGAGAACCGGCGGAGGAAAAGGAGGAAACGGTCCGCTGACCTGGCGCGACCAGTTCAGGGACCGGCTGGAACGGTGGAGGAGACCCTGCCTATGAGCCTGCTGGATGAGTACAAAGTGCCGTGCGTGCTGCTGGTGAAGACCCGGACCGCAGATCCGGTGGGCGGATACCAGACGTCCTGGGCGGAAAGCACGCCGTTTGACGCGGCATGGGAATACGAGAGCGCACCGGAGATCACCGTGGCGGAACAGCAGGGCGTGGCGCGGACATACCGGATCTATGTGGACAAGACCCTGGATCTGGATTATCACGAAGCCTTCCGACGGACCGACAACGGGCAGGTATACCGGGTGGTCAACCCGGGAACGGACAGGAAGACGCCGGGATTCAGCCGGCTGAATAAACGGCTGATCGAGGTGGAAAAGTGGGAAATTCCCCATGATGACACGGAGGAAGACGATGTATAAGGCGGCAGTCGCGCTGAAGGTGTTTTTTTCGGGATTCGGACTCCCGGCCTACGCCGTGGGGTCTGTTCCGGACGACGTGGAGCTGCCGTATATCACGTATTCACTGAGCGTGCCGGAATGGAACCAGAAGGCGAGCATGTATGCGCAGGTATGGGATCGGACCACGAGCAATTCCGGGATTCTCCGCAAGGCGGACGAGATCGCCGCGGCCATCGGCCAGGGAAAGATCATCGACTGCGACGGCGGATACCTGGCGATCTGGCCGGAGACTCCGCTGATCCAGCTGATGACGGACGGAGACTACAGATCCGCGTATATCAACCTGTCGGTCAACGTATATCAAAATCCCGGGGAATAACCCGGGGGAAAGGATACCAATATGGCGGTAAAATCCAACGTAACAACTCCGCTGCGCAGGGAAACCTACAAGAACCTCCAGCTGAACGCCGGAGTGACGCTTGTCAATTTCGACCTGAGCAGCTATGCAAACGCGACCACGCTGAAGACCGCGCTGGCCGCGGCGATCCAGGACGGATCGAAACTGCTGGGCGCGACCCGCGGCGGCGGTTCGTTCACGATTACCCGTGATATCCGGCAGGTTGAGGCGGACGGCGTGCGCAGTCCCTTTGTGGGTTCCCGCATCGTGGACAGCGCGGACGCCTATCTGTCCGAGACGCTGATTGAAGTCACGCCGGAGCACCTGAAGGAAGTCCTGTGCAACGCGGACATCGACGATACCGATCCGCTGCACCGGGTGATCACGGTCCGCATGGCGATCGACGACGAGGACTACATCGACAGAGTGGTCTGGATCGGCGACACCAGTGAAGGATTCGTGGCGATCGAACTGCTGAACGCGTTCAACACCGCTGACTTCACCTTTACCTTCGCGGACAAGAGCGAGGGCACGGTTGGCGTGGAATACCACGCGCACCAGGCGGATGTCAGCGAGAACGAAACGCTGCCGGCCAAGATCCACTTCTTCGATCCGAGCGATTCGCTGGGCAGCCTGACGATCACGTCCGCTGCCGGCACGAACGTCGGAGGGACGAAGCTGACCAAGAACTATACGCTGGCGGCAGGTCAGAAGTTCGTGTACAAGGTCGGATCGTCTTCCGCGGCGCCGAGCATCGCGTATCACGAGAAG